ACAATAGCGAAAGATCGTGGCTTGAAAACATACACCACGGGATTATGGGCGATGGTAATATCAGGGTGATTTGCCATAAGCAAGGATTGCCGATGATTTACGAAGCCACGGATAATGGGATTAATGAAGTCGTATATCCTACTAATGATATTGATTATTACGATTACGACACTGTAGAGTACACCTATAAGGGGCATAAGTTTAAGTTTGAAAGTAATAAGCCCTATTATGCAAAAATGGTTACACCGGATGGAGATATCTGGGAGTGTTGGTACGATTATGAGTACGGAGCAGGATACGAAGACGATGGGATAACCGACAAGGAGTGTGAAGACGAAGATAAATGACCGATTTTGATTTTAGTTGGAAGTACAAGGATTTCGAAATCCGTACTACTCATACATACGGAAAAATCCAGGAACCCTATGTGGAACTTGTAAAATGGGAAGATTATAACGGAAGAAGAACGTGTTTTACGTTAGCTTACTGGGATGTAAGCGAAGACGGAGCGGAACTGAGGTTTGTTTGCGACAGACCTTTTGAGTATCTCGCAGAAATTGATGTGAGCGTAATCTGGAAGCAGTTGTTTTTGGCACAACAGATGTTTGAAGATGCTATCCGGCAGGATGAATAAGTAGATAGAATAGTTTACTTTTGCGCTGTGTTTTAGGCATAAAAGTAAACTATTTTTTTTCGGAGAAAATATTTTCTGTAAAGAGAATAAGACCATAGAGCATCGTATGTGAGACATACGATTTTATATAGAAAGGTAAGATCGGCTGTGCCTTAAGTTGCCGTTATAGCCATGGGAAACTGTGGCTGTCCATAGATGTAGTCACAGATAAGATTATAAAGGAGTGTTATGGGTAAAGAAGGATTAAGTGTATTTAATACACTGTATGAAATCGACACCAGAGATCGTGCGGTTATCAAAGATACGGGTAAAACATCATTATCGTATCTGCCGTGGGCTGTAACTTACTCAGAAATTGCGAAGAACTTTGAGGATGTTGCCTACGGATTTGTCACGCATCCCGTAGAGGTAACAAGAAAAAGAGTTTACCAGAACGAAGCTGGTGAGACGATTGAAGAAGAAACCAAAGAGGTTGTAGAGCAGCCCTATATGGAAACTGAAACAGGGCTTTACGTTGAAACGTGGGTATCTATTAACGGAGTAGAGAAGCGGATGATCCTGCCCGTATATGATGCATCTTACAAGGCAATGAAATCAACTCCCTACACCTACGAAACAAAGTACGGAGAGAAAACTGTTAACGGAGCAAAGATGGATGATATCTATAAATCCATTATGCGCTGTTTTGCAAAAAATCTTTCCATGTGGGGAACAGGACTTAATCTCTGGACACGGGAAGAAGCACCGGAAAGCGTACTGGCAGTTGAGAAAATCCGTAAGGATATCGACACGATTTATCTGACAAAGAAGAAGAAAGGTTTTACGCAGGAAGAACTTGTAGATATCATCACAAAGGCTCTGCCGGAAGAACTGAACGGCAATTACAACCTCTGCGAGGATCTGGAAGTACTTGAAAAACTTAAGAAGAAATTACTGGCTCTTAGAAAGGCGAATTAATTATGGGATTTGGAAATGGCTCTTATGGCAAAGTATGGACAGTTGAGGATCATGGAAACTACGTTTCAGCAAGTATGACTATCAGCAAAAAAACGAAAGACGGCAAGTACGAAAAGGTTTGGCAGGACGGCAGAGTAGCGTTTCTTGGTGAAGCACAGAAGCTGGCAAGAACTCTCAGTGGTGGTGAAACAATTCACATCCTGGAATGCGATGTAACTAATAAGTACAGCAAAGAGAAAAAAACAATGTACACCAACTACGCAATCTACAAGTTTGAGATTGGTGCAGGAAAGATCGTCCACAATGACGCTAAGAAAGAAGAGGATGACTTCGTAAACGTATCGGAAGAGACAATGGATGAGGAACTGCCGTTTAATTAAAGGGAGATAAGAAATGCTTGTAGACTCCACACAGGTACAGGAAGCAAAGAAAAAAATAGCTAATCGTAATGCTTCAATCATCGCAGACCTCATGCATTTGGAGCAGTACGATCCCAAAAACATGAAAGCTTGCTGCCCTTACCACAAGGAAGACACTCCAAGCTTTATCTACAATCCCAAGACCTACAACTTCCATTGTTTTGGTTGCGGAGCGAATGCGGATTTGGTTGACGCTCTGATGCAAACCGGAATGACATACGTTGAAGCCTGTAAAAATGTATTTGATTATGCCAGAATGGACTACTCCTTCGGCGAGGTTGGAGTGAAGACAAAAGCCCAGTACAGGTATCCTCACGATGAAGATGGGTCGGTCGAAGATATCAAAGACTATTGGAGCAGGCGGGGCATATCGGAAGAGACTCTGGAATACCTCAATATCACATCCGATGGTCACGGAAATACAGTTTTCAAGTACTACGATGAAAACGATGTGTTGACGATGGTTAAATACAGACCAGCCAGAACCATTCATAAAGGCGAAGTCAAAACATGGTGTCAGAAGGATGCCGATACAACACCTCTTCTCTTTAACATGAACAGGATTAATACATCTCAGCCCTTGGCGATAGTCGAGGGCGAAGGAGATGTAGCTTCTGCGATTGAAGCGGGATTTTACAATGTGGTTTCTGTTCCGCTTGGTTGTCAGAACCTTCATTGGATTGAAGAGAACTGGGATTGGTTAAACCAGTTTAATAGCATCATTGTAGCGTTCGATAATGACGAACCTGGAACTAAAGCCCGCAAAGAAGTTATCTATCGTTTGGGGACTTGGCGAACGAAGTACATTGATTATCCACAATATAAAGAAGAGGACGGCAGACGGATAAAAATCAAGGATATGAACGATGTCTTACAGGCATTCGGTTCTCTGTATGTGATGTCGATGATCACGAACGCAAAAGATATCCCTGTTTCATCCGTGGTTGATTTTACGGAAGTAGATGATTTGGATATCAGTGACATGAGCGGTATCCAGACAGGCATTAAGCCCTTAGACAGCGAATTAATCCGCATTTTTGACGGAACCCTTACTCTTCTATCGGGCAGACCTGGATCGGGCAAGACGAGCCTAATAGACCAGATTATAGCGCACTCAATCGACAGCGGCAGTTCAGCTTTCCTGTTCTCTAAAGAAATGCCGGAACGAATGTCTACGAACTGGTTCAACTTCATACTGGCAGGAAGACGAAATCTTGTCGAAAAGGAGTCGGCATCTGGTCAGAAGTACAACGTGGTTTCCTTCGAAGCAAAAGCAAAAATCCGTGACTTCTATTCAAAAAAACTGTTCCTGTATAAGGACGATGAACCGAATGATGTGGAGTCCGTGATGAAATCCATGGAAGAGTGCGTGAGAAAATACGGAGTTAAGCTTCTGGTCATCGATAACCTTATGATGCTCGACCTCAAGTGTTCAGAGGAGAGCAAGTATACTGCTCAGACGCAGTTAATTAACGATCTTATCCGCTTCGCTGCAAAGTTTAACGTAGCGGTAGTTTTGGTAGCCCATCCCCGTAAAACACAGGATATGCAATCCGATATCGAAATGTACGATATCTCTGGTTCTTCCAACATCATCAATCTGGCAATGCGTTCCATCGGGCTTAGAAGGGTCACGAAGAAAGAAAAGGAAGATGCTAATAATAAATTCCATGCCTACGATGTTGTGTTAACTGTGATGAAAGACAGGATACTGGGTAAGACGGATATCGCAATGGGAATGTACTATGACATCAAATCCAGAAGGTTCTTTACAAACTACGAAGAATTCGACCATCAGTACGGATGGGATAAGGCAGTGTATACAGATGAAATCGAGTATCCGGTGGAAAGGACTCCCTTTGAATGAGTAAGGAGATTATTGTGGGCAAGAATTTTTATGGGAAAGTGGTCAGAGTAAAGTACAATCGTTTTTCGAAAACAGGGAAGCATTGGAGTGTGATCATCGGGGATAAGAAAAAGGGAGTAACTCTTACCCTCTGGAACACGCAGGAAGAAGCTATGGAGTATGCGGATACACTGATTAATGGCTACGCAAGCTAACGGCTACGCAGATTAGTGGTTACACAGATTAACATGGAAAGGTGGGTGAGATAAATTAATTTAAGCAAAACA